ACTTTTAAATCTCTTTTAAGATCTACAATTTCTTGCTGGTTAGTGTTGATAGTATCTGTAAGATTAACAATATAACGAACGCCAGTAAATGTACCGACTAGCACTGAAGCTACTACAGGTACTAATACAAAATTCTTTTTTAACAGGTCTGCTAAATTCATTTACGTTCCTCATTTTTTTTCCTCAATCTCATAAAAGAAATTGTCGGTGTCTTCTGTCTTCCACGCACCTGTATCTTCTACATTCCATTCATTTGTTTGTACTTTCCAATCCGGAGTATTATCTTTTACGGTAAAAGAAGGTAGGTCCCAAATGCATCTGTTGTTTGGCTGAGCCGCATAGTTTCCATCGTCTAAAGCTATGATGTGTGCACACTTATGTTCGTGTGGTATTTCCGAATGATCGGTATCTAATATATTACCATCTGGGTGTGCCCAGTCAACGGTAAATAAGTAGCTGCCATGATGCCACTGTTTGTCTTTACCGATATATTTTCCTGAAGCTGCGCTTAAAATATTCCAACTAGTAACAGTAGGATAATAACTAAAAGAATTCCAAAGCTCCAGTTCATCAAGTCTTCTTTTTGGTACGTCTTCGATTTTGAAACCACGTTGAATAAATGCACTAATAGGGAGGCGATAAAAGATTGCGCCATTTTCCATAATTGCGTGCCATAAGATAGCCCTGCCACCCATAGATGTGATACCGAAGATAATACAGTCTTCGACTTCTCCATGATGTTTTTTAAGATCATATAAATACTCCTTTCGTATTTGTGCATAGGTTGCTGGAATGTTAGCATTAAGATAAGCCACTATTTTATTTCACCCCAATTTTTACCATGCTCATAATCTACTTTGTTTGGAACCTTAAGTTCCACAGCAGATTCCATTATTTCAATAATTTTTTCTGCTTTTTCATCAGATTCAACAGAGATATCTACCTCGTCATGAATTTGTATGTGTGGTATTATACCATTTTCATACAATGCTACCATACTTTTTTTAGTCATGTCCGCTGCCGATCCTTGTATTAATTTGTTTAATGCTTTGTAAGTAAAAGCACGTTTTAATGGCTCATCATATTCTTTTCTAGCCATCTCCAGTGGTAATGGTTTAAATACACCAAACTGCACCGGCTGCCAAAGATCAAAGTGACACGCTCTGCCACCTAAAGTTCTAATCTTACCTCTGTCTTCTGCTTTACGAGTTACATTATCCATAAGTTTTTTTACAAAAGGTGCTTTAGTATGATACTGCCTAATTAATTTTTCCGCTGAGTCTTTCATCAAACCTAACTCTGCCATTAATTTATTCTTACCCATTCCATACATAAGTCCTAAATTAATAGTCTTGGCTTGCTTACGTTCTATGCCTGCCATGTCGGCCACGACCTGGTGGAAATCAGCGTCTCCGGCGTTGTATGCATTCACAATTTCATCAACTCCCTCTAAATTTTGTAGTTTTGCATAATGTACTAGAATTCTAGGTTCTTGTTGTGAGTAGTCAAATGATCCCCATTTAGTATTTTCTTCAGGAATAAATATAGATCTTATCATAGGACCTAGTTCAGGATGTCTTGCTGGAATTTGTTGTAAATTAGGATTTGACATAGAGAATCTACCTGTCACCGTTCCGCCTTGATCTGATCTTATTTGATTTATGTCTGCATGTATTCTGCCATTAACTGCATGCTTAGTAATAGAATCTATAAATGTGCTATGAGCTTTGTTTATTTCTCTAGCTTCAGCTATCGCTTGTGGTAGTTCATGCGGATGGTTTTGTAAAAAGTTTTTTGTAAAGCTAGGTTCATTTGCTTTCTCTGTCCTGTCATAGGGTAAACCTAATTTGTCAAATGCTTTTGCAATAGAACGAGCCGCGCTTATCTCTACGTCTACACCTGTCAAATCTTTTATTCTAGCTACAATCTTAGCTTCTCTTTGCATAAGATTTTGTTTTAATTTGTTAGCGTGTTCAAGATCAACTCTTACACCTTTGAATCTCATATCAACTAAACACGGAAATAATTTTGTCTCTAAGTTAAATACATCCATTAGTTCTTGATTGTGTAATTCTGTATTTAATCTTTGCCAAAGTTTTAATGTAGCTTCTGCATCACGTTCGGCATACTCACCTACATACATTGCAGGTAGTTTATAAAGTTCCGCTTTAGGATCTACGCCATAATCTTTTGCAGCTTCATCTAAAATTTTTTGATTCTTACCTATACCTACATAAAATTTAGCCAACGTATTTAATGCATAAGATAATCTATTCTCATCTATTAAAGACGCTGCTATCATTGTGTCTACAATCTTACCTCTAATTTTTATACCAGCCTGTCTTAACCAACAGACATCATACATAGCATTGTGAAATATAAAGGTAGTTTTTTCTTGATTAACCATTTCCTGGACCCACTCTAAAACAAGCTTTTTATCCATATTTCCACCACCCTCGTGTCCTATAGGATAATAGCCTGACCAGCCTTCTACGGCCACCGCAACGCCTGCAATGTGCCCATTTCCACTGACATTACCTGATCCTAGTGATTTTAAGTTAGGATCACAGGTTTCTAAATCAATAGCAATTTCCTTTGCTCCTGATAAATCTTTTAGTTCGTGTGGTGCTACCCATTCTGTTTCGGGTGCAAATAGAGGTATCTGTGTTCTTCTCATTCGTAGTCTCTCTCCTTCACCATCTCAAGATAGTGTATTGCTTTATCTATATCTTGTATACCACCCTTAAGAGAGTGCCTACATATATACTTTATAGCGTTGCCCTCCGCAAAAAGCAACTTGTTTTCGTTTATAAACTCTGCAGGCTGAATCCTCATATTTTTGTAGTGTTTCCCGCCTACCTGTTTTTCTAATGAATCATAATTAGCTTTTTTAAATATTTCTTTATTGGTCATATAATATAAGCACGATCAAAATTTTTAGGATCTAACACATGCAATTCACGTTTCGCTCTCGTCGCGCCAGTATAAAATAATCTATGTAATTCATCTGGATCATGACTCATAGTTTCTAGTGCTGCACCTGTAAGATCTTGTAACAATAAAACATTGTCGGCTTCTCCTCCTTTCGCTGCGTGTATGGTTGACATTTTAATACGAGGATTTTTATTTATTTGCTCACCATTCGCCCTCATGTTACGAATGTAAGTTTCAGTGATGGGATCTAATCCATCAAATGATTCATACCAAACTTGACTTGTAATTAATCCGTGTTGATCTTGACATTCTTTTAATGTATACTTCGCATCCGAATGCAAAGTCTTACCCTTTTGAAAGCCAGGTAAAACATTCTCACCAAGATACTGATAAATATTTTTAATTTCTAAATGATTTAATTGATCACCTTTACGCCAATGTTCCCAATTGTTTAATGCCAATAATAATTTTAATGATACAGAATTTATACCTTTGTATTGAAAATACCATCCTTGAATCTCACACAAATCTTTTGCGTCTTCTAAAAAATAGTTCGCTGAGGATAAAACTAACCACTCACCTTCACTCATATCTACCTGCGTTATATCAGAATACCTTTTTAGTAATCCCACTTCTTCTCTAGGTTTATACTCTTTGTCAAATCTGTTTTGTACCTTACCTATAATTTTTTGTGATAGTTCGTGTATAGGTCCTCCAGGTATACGATAAGATTGATCTAATACTTTTATATCATTAACTTCTTCTTTAAGTGCTATGAAGTGATCTACGTCTGCACCAGCCCATTTAAATATAGCCTGGTCATCATCACCAGCTATGTAAGTTTTTTCTGCACGACTCCAAATTTTTCTTACCATTTCCCATTGCAACAAAGATAAGTCTTGTGCTTCATCTATAAACAAAGCTTCAAATTTATTTAATGTTTCTTTTAATAGAAAGTCTTCTATCAAATCATTAAAGTCTTTTAAATTCTTTTCTTTTTTAAATCTTTTTAATTCTTCTGCTAATAAAAATAATGTGTTTCGTTCTATATCTATTATGTTTTTTCTAGAGTCATAGTATTCTAGTAAGTCCATACGTTTAACTGCAGCTGTATTTATAATTGTTAAGTATTCATTATCAGAATTAAATGTACCATCTTCTGTTGAATACTTTGCTGTTTTAATAGGGATGCCACATTTCTGTCCAAATTCTTTATAGTCTTCTGTCTTCATCATTTTTTCTTTTGTCATACCTAACTGATTAAACGCGTAAGAATGTAGTGTTCTAAAAAATGGTAGATCATTATCTATATCTAATCCAAATTTATCTGCAGCTCTGTTAGCTGCTTCTGTTGCTGCTTTTTTGGTAAAAGAAAAATAACCTATTTGTCTAGGCCTTATCCCATCTTTTAAAAATTCGTCCACTAAGTTTAACAACGTTGTTGTTTTTCCTGTTCCTGGTGGACCTAGTATTATTGTCTTCATACTTCTTTAGTTTCCTTTCTGCTATCTCTAGCTGTATTTGTGTTACTTCTAACTCTTCTGTTAATTCTTGTATTATTAATCTAAATCTTAAATGCCAATTTTTACCTACGTCTCTGTCATATGTAGGAGGTTTGGTCATTAGAAATCCTCCTGTTGGTAAGGTACCTTAGAAACAGATGCTTCTAATTTTTTCATTGTTTTAATTTTTATTACTCTAGGTTGTTGTGATTTTACTCTGAGTCTTGTTTCTTCTACAAAAATACCATCTAATCTTTTAATAAGATTACCTGTTTTAATTTTATCCATATCCCAGTTATTCTTTTTTAAGAATGCATAGAAGTCTTCCATTCTAAAATATGTAAAACCATCTTCTGTAAAAGGTAACTTATTAAATATATCATCTATAGTTCTTGCTGATTGTCTATTGGTAGTCCAGTCTTGCAACAACCCTGTAATTTCATTAGTAGGATTTAAAGACTCTAATGGTTCTACTTCTTGTAGATTCTGCATTAAAGGTTTTAAAAAATGTTGTTTCCAATCTTTTGGTTTTGGTACAGGTACAACTAAGTTTGCTTGATCTAAACATGCAAGTGCAAACAAAGGTGAGCTATATAATTGTTCTGTTTTTAATTCTATTCTAGTTTTATCTACATTTAAAAACCATTGTGGTGGTGTTGATGTATATTTAGTTAAACTTCCTAACACTGGCATTTCTTCTTCACCAAAACCTACACCAAATCTTTTAGTTCTACATAGACCTGATTGACATACTGCATTGATAGGTGCATCTTTACATCTATACTTGTCATAACCTTTTCTGTTTACTGATTTAATTAATTGTTGGACCTCATTATTACTTAACGCTGGGTCCATATATTTAGAATTTGCTTTTACAATCTCATCTTCCCAAGTATCTGGTGATGATTGTTTATAGTATACTGCTATATTAAATAGTGCATTATTTCTGGAACCCTCACCAAAACCTATTGATGCCAACTTGTTTAAGCAAGGGGGTCCTCCAGTAAATGCTTCTTCTATTTTTTTCTCTTCGACTTTAATTTGTTCCACCTCTTCTTTTCGGCACGCCAGAACATCATAGAGCTTATAAAATTCCTCAAGTGTACAACCGGCGCCAGTATCGTTGATAGCATATCGTAGTCCTTTCATTTGATTGTGGTAGGGTAAGTTTAAAAAATTACCAGTGTCCCCACGTTCCACTAGTATTTCTGTTTGTTTTGGAAATATTTCAGAGCCTTCATAACCAAGTATGACAGACATTTGTTTTAATTTTGATTGCATCAAAGATGCAGGAATGTTTTCTTTTGTAAATAAAAATACGTGAGCTCCGCCTGATTTACTACGGCAGACTATGAGGGGTAGTTTATGAAGCCTAATAGTTTTAACGAGGCTAGCGTGATCAAAGTTATATTCGTCAATATCAATGCACCCCCACCTACAATCATTATTTTCTGTGATAGGGATAATCCCAAGGGCTGGTCCTTTTCCTTCAAGATGATTGGTCCAAAGTTCGTCGGTGACGTCTTTACGAACAATAAAGGCTTTACCTTGTTGCTTACCGTTCTCTCCTCTGTCACCGGGTTGGTATTGTCCATATGCTATTGTTAATCCGCTAAAAATTTGTTTGAATTTATTCATATATTACATTCTGATTTCTTTGTAAAGGGGATCTCGCGATCCCCTTCAACTAAATTTAGTACGGAGTACTATCTTTAGGTTTCTCTTCTACATCAGCTTTTGTTTGCACGTTTCCTTTAGAGGCAGTACCAC